GATCCAAGTGCAGCCGCAGCGGCGACTGCAACTTGTATTGTTTGTGCATTACTGGATGACGTTGCATAGGGATTAGCTAAATGGCTAAGATCGACAAGTCCAAGATGAAATGCAACAAGCCGAAGCGTCAGGTTTCTGGTGGTAAAAAGTTTGTTGTAAAGGCTTGCGACAAGGGCAAAGAAAAGATTGTTCGTTTTGGTGACGCTAATATGAAGATCAGAAAGTCTAATCCAAAAGCGAGAAAATCTTTTCGCGCCCGTCACGGCTGTGATAAAGGCACGTTAGATAAACTAAAGGCCAAATATTGGTCTTGTAAAATGTGGTGATTAAGGTGGATAGGAACGTACAGCTTTTATTTTGGGGCGCGGGATTATCCCTTTCATCTGTTGGCCTTATCTGGATGATTACTACACTTGTGAGTGTAGATAAGAGAACAGAGGTCATGGATGTAAAGATTGATCACTTGGTTCAGTCTGTAGAAGAACTGACGGAAAGGAAGTTTAGTTTTGATAAGTCGTGGACAAATATCATCCCAAGTATCCAAGTCACCTCGGAGGCGAACTAATGGCAAAGAAGAAGTCAAAAAAAGACGCATGTTATCACAAGGTAAAAGCTCGGTACAAGGTGTGGCCCAGCGCCTACGCTTCGGGGGCACTCTCAAAGTGTCGCAAGGTAGGAGCCGCCAACTGGGGAAACTCTACTAAAAAAGCTGCTGAAGGTGGCTTAATGGCCTCAGTAGATAATCCGAAACGAATAGCGAAAAAACGGTTTGCTCCAGGTGGAATGATTGCTTCTGGTTGTGGTGTGGTAGAAGAAAACCGCCGCAAACGAACGAGGACTTTTTAATGGCAAAGAACTCTCTTCGTGAATGGTTCGGTCAAAACCAAGGCAAGGGTTGGGTTGACTGTAAAACAGGAAAACCCTGTGGTCGGCAAAAAGGGGAGAAACGTAAAGGCTACCCTGCTTGTAGACCTACAATGGCGCAGTGTACTTCCGCTGCAAAAAAGAAGAAGTCTTCTAAACGTATAAGTTGGAAGGCTAGTGGCGGTGGCTTAGTAGCCACCAGAGGTGTTAGAGTTTTTTAAAGGTGTTGGGATGAGCAATATAGACAAAGATTTAAAAGAAATAGAAGATAAAATTTCTAATTACTTTAAGTTGTTAAAACTTCCAAACACAAAATCTTGGGAAAAGTCAACGAACGGAGAAAAAGATAAGACAAAATCGAAGAAATATGTATCGGGTGGTAGAATAACTGAAAAGGGCACTAGAGTTTTTTAAAGGAGAAGCACTATGATGAAGAAGAAAGGATTCCGTGGCGGCGGTAAGATGAAGACCAAAGGTTATAAAGCTGGCGGTAAGATGAAGACCAAAGGTTATAAAGCTGGCGGTAAGATGAAGACCAAGGGCTATTCAGTCGGTGGTAAGATGAAGACCAAGGGCTACAAAGCTGGCGGTAAGATGAAAAAAGGTTATCGTCTTGGCGGAAAAATGATGTCCAAGGGCGGTGTAGTTGGCGGAAAAGTAAGAATATTCTAAACAGATGCCATATCTACAAAGCAATATACCTTATTTCAAGGCTTGGGTTCGTCGTGAGTACACCCATAATCATGAGAAATATCACGGCGAGTTTCTCCATGCTATGGTGGTTGCAGTTACAACCATACCGAATAGATCTCTAAGTTTTCAAGTAATCTTCACAGGATGTGAAGCTGAAGACCAAGAGGAAGACACGATTCACGGCGGTGCGATGTGGGCTAGAATGCCCATAACTGCCTTGGTCGCAGATATACCTTTAGAAGAATGGCCTGAACCCATGGCAACACATGACGCACAGCCTTGGGATTGTTCCTCACATAATCATTCTGTTTATGTTTTGGACAGAGCTACACCGTGTCCTTGGTTAGCCAAGATTGATGGTCAGATGTTTCCTGCTAAGTACTTATTTACTGTGGATTATACTGAAAGCGAGATTGGTGATGACCCTGCACAACACAAGCAGAGCCATGTCTTACAGCTTTTAGATGCAGGAGAGTGGACGGGTAATATTGTTGCGTTACCAAATAATCGGGTGCGTGTAACGCATCCAGCTTGGTTTGCTGTGGGAGAGGGTGCTCCTGATTTTAAACCCTCACAACATATACACTATTCAAAAAGTGATTTAGACTATACACTAGATGTAAATCGAGTGTTTGATAATCTTTATAATGAGGAGGATGACGATGGAATCAATCAGTAAGTCTAAAGAACCCGGATTAGCAGCTTTAGCAAAAAAAGCTCCTGAAGTGGTTGAGCAAATGGGAAAAAATCCCGAAGACATTAGAAAAAAAAATGGCGGAAGAGTAACTACTTTTAGAAACGGTGGAGCAGCTATCGTCAAAACCAACCAGAAACCACACATGAGTTAAGCTATGGCAACTTCAGGATCAAGAGACTTCGAACTAGATGTAGCTGACATCATCGAAGAAGCATATGAAAGATGCGGACTAGAGGTTCGTACAGGCTACGATGCAAAGACTGCTCGTCGATCTCTTAATCTGATGTTTGCAGAATGGGCTAACAGGGGTTTGAATCTCTGGACAATAAAGCAAGCAACACTTACGCTTACCAAGGGCCAGGCCCAAGAGACGTTGACACCTGATGTGGTAGATCTTCTTGAGGTGGTGTTACGGCGTGATGGTACGGACTTTGAACTACAGCGTATAAGTAGAGGTGAGTATCTGACGATACCAAACAAAGCTACAGAGGCTCGTACAAGTCAGTATTACTTTGACAGAAAGATTGCTCCAGTTATCAATTTCTGGGCTACTCCAGAAAACTCAACAGATCAGATAGTTTATTATTATGTGCAACGAATCGAGGATGCTGATACTCTTACTAATACTACTGATATGCCTTTTCGTTTCTATCCTTGCATGGTGGCTGGATTAGCATATTACCTTGCCATGAAACGTGCACCAGAGCGTATCCAGTTGTTGAAGTCGGTTTATGAAGAAGAGTTCCAACGTGCCTCTGACGAAGATGAAGACAGGACACCTTTGAAACTTCAACCTAGTATACAATACCTGAGAGTATAATGGCGTATGCGTCCGGCAAAAAAGCTTTTGGTATATCAGATCGATCCGGTTTTCGGTATCGACTCAGAGATATGCGTAAAGAATGGAACGGACTGCTCGTAGGTAAAGATGAGTTTGAAACAAAACACCCACAGCTTAGACCTCCTCGTGTGGGTGCAGATCCTCAAGCACTTAGAGATCCACGTCCAGAAACAGGATTAGATGAGCAAAGAGCCTTACAGTATGGGTTTAATCCTGTTGGTTTTAGGGACATACCAGGAATAACTCCAGACAATGCTTTGGTTGGTACGGGTGTTGTAGGAACGGTTGAAGTAAGTATATTCAACCCTCAGATACGTGGTTCACAAGCTACAGGTCAGGTTGGTACTGTGACCGTTGGAATTAACATCATTGTTGTTAATCAACCTGTTACTGGTCTATCATCCACTGCTTCTGTAGGATCTGTAACAGTTGTAACTGCAACTACTTTCGACGATACATCAATTACTTTAGACTCTACTTCAGAGACATTTGACGAGGGATAAGATATGGCAAAACAAACGGTAGGTATAGGATCATCTGCTAATGATGGATCGGGTGATACCCTTCGCGTAGGCGCAGATAAAATTAATGATAACTTTAATGAAATATACGATGCTCTTGGAGATGGCACTGATCTAACTGACATAATAGATTCGAATGGAGTGTTGGATGTAAGAACTGGTGCAAACAAAATTGTATTTTATTATGCTGCTTTAAGCGATCTTCCAAGTGCCTCAACATATCATGGTGCAATTGCTCACGTTCACGCTGTTGGAGGAATGTATTTCGCACATGGTGGAGTATGGATTAGACTTAATGATGAAACCACTGGTCCTGTTACTAAATACACTGCTGGTGTTGTTGGTTCGTCAGCTTTTACATTTACCGGACCAGGAGCTACCGCTGGCAACAATCCAAACTTTACCTTTTACAAGGGTCACACTTATCTGATTGATAACACGGCTAATGTAGGCAGTCATCCTTTACAAATAAGAACGGCCTCTGGCGGTTCGGCGTTTACAACAGGTGTTACAGATAATTATAATTCGACCACAGGACTGACTCAGTTTATTGTACCACATGAACCAAGTGATACTACTTTAGTGTATCAATGCACAAATCATAGTAGTATGGTAGGAAACATAACGATAGTGTGATGATATGAGTTTTACATATGACAGCTTAAAACAAGCAATACAGGATTACACGGAAAACTCGGAAACGACTTTCGTAAATAATTTACCTGTGTTTATAAGAGCCGCCGAAGAACGCATACTCAAGAACGTTCAGTTAAATCTATTTATGAGAAACCAAGTTGGTACGATGACAACAAACAATCAGTACCTTGGTGCGCCTAGTGACTTCCTAGCTCCGTTCTCCATAACAATAACTGTAAGTGGTAAAAAACAATTTCTTGAGTTTAAGGATCTTTCTTTCATAGAAGAGTTCAATCCTGACTACACTGTAACAGGAGTACCAAGATACTACGCTCAGTTTGATGTGGGTAACTTTATTGTTGCTCCCACTCCTAATCAGGACTACGCGGTTGAAGTTCAGTATTTGTTTAGACCTGCCAGTTTAACCTCTGGAGCAGGAACTGGCACTACATGGTTAAGTGATAACGCTGATCTAGCAATGTTGTATGGATCTTTAGTTGAAGCTTATATATTTATGAAAGGTGAGCAGGATATAATGGCTCAATATAATCAACGGTTTAATGAAGCTGTAATTGGGTTAAAGATGCTTGGAGAAGCAAAAGAAACTACGAACGACTATCGCGTTGGTAAAGTAATAAGGCCGAAACAATAATGTTTAAGTTAGATTTTAACGTACCAGACGATCCAATCGTCAACGTACAAACAACAAATAATCGAGGTTTTACGCCTGATGAAGTTGCAGAACGCTGTGTAGAAAAGTTGATAAGTGTATCTGACGATGCACATCCAGCTATTAGAGATCAGGCACGAGCGTTCCAAAAGCACATGGAAAAGACGGTTGCATTTTATATGCGAGAAGCTATTCGCAGTGACCGCACAACCGTGTATAATGCCCTTAGAGATGCAGGGCATCCAGAACTGGCTGACGCAATAAGGAGATTATGACATGGCGATCACTCAAGCAATGTGTACTTCTTTTAAGAAAGAACTTCTTGAAGGAACTCACAATTTTAAAAACTCAGGAGGCGGTACTTTTAAACTTGCCCTATTTACTTCATCTGCATCATTAGGTGCAGCAACGACAGCTTACGCTACTTCAAACGAAGTAAGTGGTACAGGTTATTCTGCTGGTGGCGGCACACTTACACGGGTCGATCCAACAAGCAGTGGCACAACGGCGTTTACAGATTTTGCTGATTTGACCTTTTCAACAGCTACAATCACAGCAAACGGAGCATTAATTTACAATAGTAGTGCTTCAGACAAAGCTGTTATTGTGTTGGCGTTTGGTGGAGACAAGACATCAACTGCTGGTGATTTTACTATTCAGTTTCCAACAGCGGACGCGAGTAACGCTATTATCCGTATCGCCTAAACGGACCTGGTCCTATGGTAGCAATTTCGGGTTGGGCACGAGGCACATGGTCCCAAGGGGCTTGGGGCGAATCCCTTCCTGTTGTTGTTACGGGAGTGGCAGGAACAGGTGCGGTTGGCTCTGTTTCTGTTGTTGCAGAAGCTAGTATACCAGAAACAGGGTTAGCGGCTACAGGTGGCGTTGGCTCTGTTACTGTTTTAGCTGCTGCTAATTTTGCTGTCACTGGCTCTACAAGCACAGGTGCAGTTGATTCAGTTACAGCTACAGGCACCGCAACCATATCGCCAAGTGGATCGGCTGGTACAGGTGCAATAAACTCTGTCACGGCTCAAGGTAGTACGGACGCACCTACATCAGGCTTATCTGCTACGGCTTCGGTGGGCAGTGTAGTTGCTTCTGCTGGTTCTGATATAGCAGTTACTGGTCTTGCTTCTACAAGTGGCCTTGCTTCAGTAACAGTTACAGGCACAGGTAACGTGCCAGAAACAGGTCTTGCCGCCACTGGCGGTGTAGGATCTGTCACGATAGATGGCGTTGGTAACGTTGTCACGACAGGCGAAACAGCTACGAGTGCAGTTGGCACGGCTACAGTTGATGCAGCGGCAAATGTTTCTGTTACCATTGATTCTTTAATTCCGAATCAAACAGCTACTGGTCAAGTCGGCACCGTCATTGCAGGTATTTCTGTAGAGTTTGTAACAACGGGATTGGCAAGTGGCACAAATGTTGGTAATGTAACGGTACAAGCAAACGCAGATGCTATCGTAACTGGCGTT